AAACTCCAAGTATCAATAATATTATTTTTCCTTTACAAAAGATAAACTCGAGGGAAATAAAAAAATACTTTAAGGAATTAGAAAAATTTGAGTTTTACGATAAGTTAGATAAAAAAGAAAAACAAGATTATCCTGAGGTTTTAAAGCCTACTAAAAAACAATTTATAGCTAATGATATAACACTCGAGGCTTTAGTAGATTTGCATCAAGAAAGTGATAACGCTGTAGGAATGTTTAAAGATGAATTAGCAGGGTGGCTAAAAGACATGAATAAGTATCGTGCTGGTTCTGATTTAGAGTTTTGGCTTTCTTGTTGGAGTGGTAAATCAGTATCTTTAAATCGTTTAACTCGAAAAGGGTCTTTTGTTGAAAAGCCTTTTATTCCAGTTTTAGGTGGAATACAACCAAATATATTAAACTCTTTTTATACTGAGGAAAATAAAGATAACGGTTTTATGGACAGAATGCTGTTAAGTTTTCCTGAAAGTAAAATTGAACTATATAATGAAAACGAACTTGACTACGAGGTTTTAGAATGGTACAAAGATAATATAGTGGCTTTTTATGATACATTGAAAACGATTATAAAAAGAGACAAAGATAATATTATCGAAAGTTTGACCGCTAAATTTTCAGACGATGCGAAAAAAGAGTGGATGCGTATTTACAATGAAATATCAAATTATCAAAACGATGAAAACGAAAACGAGTATTTAAAATCTATGTATCCAAAGCAAAAGAGTTATATACCTAGATTTGCTTTAATAATACACGTTTTTGATGAGTTTTTTGGTGATGGCGGTAATACTTTATTAATTTCAAAAGAAAGCGTTTTAAAAGCCGAAAAACTAAGTAAATATTTTATAGCTACGGCGAAAAAAGTTAAGGTTAATTCTGTCGAGGTTAGTAACATAAAAAGCACTGCTAAAAATGGTAAAAATACTCTTGAAAAGTTAAAATTAATTTATCAAGAAAACCCTAATTTTAATCGAAGTCAGACTGCTGAACTTTTAGGAGTGTCGAGAATGCAAATTATAAGATTATTGAAAGATTTAGATAAAAAAGTGTAACATTACAACAAAAATGTTACACCTGTATGTTACAGTAAAAAGTCAATAAAAATAAGGGTTAACAAGGTTTTTTAGGTGTAACGTGTAACATAGGTTACACCTAGTGAAATAAAAATAAAAACTAAAAAAAAATTTTTAAAGTGTAACAAAGTGTAACCGTTACAGTAAAAACGTCGGAAACCCTTATAAACATTGATTTTTAGGTGTAACATTGAGGTGTAACATATGTTACAGTAATGTTACAGTAGAAAAAAAATAAAACATGTATAATCTACTCCAAAAAAGACACGATATTATTACTGATAAATTTATAAATGGAGTTATAAATTATCAAGATTTTAAACGATACGAAAAGCATTATAATTTAATAAAACATTTATTCATGATAAATTTAAATTAATGACAAAAGAAAACAAAAAACTACTAGAGGATTTATACTATAAACACGTGCGTAAAACTTATAAAACTATTCCTGACTTTGCTATACCTCCCGAAAAATTTAGCGATACAACCGCTAATGATTTAACTAAAACTATTTGTAAATTTATTACTTACATCGATGGACAAGCGGAACGAATTAGCAACCAAGGGCAGTATAGGGATAATACAAAAGTTGTAACTGATGTTTTAGGACGTAAAAGAACGATAGGTTCAGGAAAGTGGACTAAAGGGCAAGGTACTAATGGAACTGCTGATATAAGTGCGATATATCGGGGCAAATCTTTTAAGATTGAGGTTAAGATAGGCAAAGATGTAATGAGCCAAGCGCAGTTAAAATACAAACGTGATGTAGAAAATGCTGGAGCTTTTTACATTATAGCCCGTAATTTTGACGATTTTATTAACGAATTTAGAGAACTATGCAAACAATAACCATAAACGGTTTTAAACTAAACCTTAACTTTGAACCGCAACAATCAAAAAATGGTAGACTAATCCGCTACTCAGGAATAAGAGTTAACGGTCAAGTCCCAGCGAAGTATATTGATGGAAGTTATAAACAGCACTATATTTATTCTTTCAGGTATTTGGATAATGACGAAATAATTAACTTTGAATTGGATTATTTGGATAAATTTGTTGGAGTTGTGAAATAAATTTGTAATTTTGTTTATTATGGGAGTACACAAGAAAATAGAAACACCCGAGTTAATGTGGAATTACTTTTTATCTTATAAAGAAAAGGTAAAAAATAATCCTATATTAGTACAAGACTTTGTTGGAAAAGATGCCGACGAGGTTAAAAGGAAAAAAGAAAGACCATTGACTTTTATAGGCTTTCAAAACTATTTAGATGACGAGGGAATTATTACTGATGTAACTGATTATTTCGAGAACAAAGAGGGAAGATACTCGGATTTCATCCGTATCTGTATGCGTATTAAGCGAAATATACAAGATGACCAGATTGCTGGTGGCATGGTAGGTATTTACAATCCAAGCATTACACAGCGATTAAACAACCTTACCGATAACGTCGATGTTACTACAAAAGGCAAAGAAATACAAACAGCACCAACTGCTATACAAGTTGAAATAGTTAAGCCGAATGAAGATTAGTTTTAAAGCTACAAAGGTTTTCGATGATATTTGGACAGCTATAAATGAAACTTACTTAAACGAAAAAGGTAAACTTCAAAGAAAATATAGACTGATTGAAGAGGTAGGGGGTTCAAGAAGTTCTAAAACGTGGAGTAATTTTCAAGTTTTGTTTTTATATTCAATCGAAAAAAAGTTAAAAACAATCACTGTAATGCGTGACACCGCTCAGGATTGTAGGGATAAAGTTGAATCAGAATGGATTGATTGGTTAAAAGACCCTAATAGAAGAGTTGACGAATACGAAGAAGGATTAATTAGTATTGAACAATTAGACGAGTATTTGTTAAATGAAGATTTATCTGTTAATTTTATTGAAAACAAATCGAAACATAGATGGACTTGTAAATCAACAGGAACAAAAATTACTTTTACAGGAACAGACGATGAGGATAGAGCAATTGGTAAGGGACAGCACGTCCTTTGGGTAAACGAGCCTTATAAATTTTCAGAGGAAGTTTTCAAACAATTAACACAAAGGACAAAGGATTTTATTATTGTAGATTGGAATCCAAAACAAAATCACTTTATTGAAAAACTAAGATTAAAAACCGATACTTTTACGCATTTATCTACGCTTTTAGACAATCCTTTTTGTCCTATTGAAAGTCGAAAGCAAATATTAAGTTACCAACCTTTAAAATATTTTAGTGGAATTGTTGAGAATAAAATTACTATTGACGAATGTTATAGTTATAATTTTGAAATAAACCATTTAAATTTTACACCTAAGCAATTAAAAGAGCTTTCAAGATGTATTGAAAATGAAAAAACAAAAACAGCATCTGAATATCACTATAAGGTTTTTATGTTAGGTGAGAAAGCCGAAAAACCAAACAGAATATTTAAAGATTGGGACGAAATCGATGCTAAACTATTCTATGATTTACCATACCCAAGTTATTACTCTACCGACTTTGGTTTGTCCGCTCCAACGGCAATGATAGAGTTTAAGTTTGATGGTGATAAAACTTTTTTCTTTCACGAGTTGCTGTACAAGCCAATGAACGAAATGCAAGGCAGTTTAAGTGATGAATTTGCACGATTAGGAATAATTAAGAATAAAGAAAACATTGTTGATAGTGGGAATGAATTGAATAAGACAGAAGCTACCAAATTAGAGAATAGTGGCTATAATGTTCTATTTGCTAAAAAAGGCAAAGGCAGCATTAATGAAGGTATTGAAACAATACAGAAATGTAACATTGTTTATACTAAGCAGTCAATTAACTTACAGCACGAGTATGAAAATTACAGTTGGCGAATGTATCAAGGCATCCAAATGGATGAGCCAGAACAGAATAATGAAGACCATTTAATGGATTGTTGTCGAATGGGTGTGAGTTGGTATGTAAGGACTAGAAATTTATCGATTTAATTTTATATATTTGTTTAAAATAATAGTTTAAGTAGGAGTATAAACTTAATTAAATATCGTAGGAGGACACGGATAGCTATTATTTTATTTAATTAAAAATCAAAAACCATGAAAGAAAGCGAAAAAGTTTATCAAGAAAAATTTATAGGCATTTTAACAAACGAAAAGCCAGTAAACGCTATGATAGCTATAAACGAATCACATAATTCAGAATTAGAAAATATATCTATAAAAAAACAAGAATTAACAGAAAAAGGTTTTGTTTTTAAAGATATTGTTTTTAATTAAAATAATTTTATATATTTGTAGCAATTTATTAGTGTGAAGATGCACTAAGCTATTAAAATGAACGTAAACACACCATAACTAAAAGCTAAAGTCTTATTCGATTAACTTCGAGTAAGACTTTTTTTATTATATGATAGAAAAGTCAATCAGTTTATTTGGAAGGGAAATATTTAGAGTTGAGCGCAACCGATTAGGTGAGGTCAGCTATGAATTTCTTAATGGCGATAGCTTTCAAGACAACGGTAAGTATTTAAAACTATCATTGACAAATCCAGTTCTTATGACTATCATAGCTTTGCGAGCAAAGATTTATTCGCAAATGCAAATACAGCATATTAATGAGCGTGGAGAAGTAAAAGAAGACAGTCCTTATATCAAACTGTTAAGACAGCCTAATTACTTTCAAAGTCAAGAGGATTTTCTATTTCAGCAAATGTGGTTCTTGTCAGCTGCGGGAACTAATTACACAAGGCAGTTCAAGCCTTACAAATCGTCGGAGTTACCAATGGCTTTATTTAACCTTGTGCCTGACGAAATAGATTTGAATAAATCAAATGAGTTAAATGGCTTCATTTACACCCAAGCGGATTTTAAAAAGATTGGTGAAAAAACTATAATTTACACCATGAACAATAAAAAGATAAATATTCCTTTAACTGAAATTATACCTTTTTATGATTTAGCAAACGGTTTACAAGACAATCAGTTTATGCAGTCGCCAAGCCGAGTAAAAGGAATTGTAAAGACTTTGGAAAACATTGAACAAAATATTAAGTCAAAGAATATTAACTTACAATTCAGTCAAAAGTACATAGCATCGAATAAAGCAGAAGTTGGAGCGGGGCAATTACAGCCAGAAGACAGAAGCGCAATAGAAAGTAAGATTGACCGCAGAAGTTTAGCAATAACAAACAAATCAATCGATGTTAAACACATGGTTTCTGATATGAAAAGATTGTTTTTAGATGAGCAGTTTAGTTCAGATGCGCTAACTTGTTTACTAGCTTTTGACATGAATAAAGACGTTCTTAATTTCTTTGGAACTGGAGGAAGCACATTTGAAAACCAAGAAAAAGGAGAGTTAAGATATTTGCAAAACAGTATTATGACTACTGCAAACAATACCATGAACTCGTTTAGCGCACATTGGGGATTGATTGATAAAGGCGAAAAGCTAGTAGCAAAGTATGATCATTTAAACATCATGCAACCCGTTATTAATGAAAAGATAAAATCATTGACTGAGTTGCAGAACATGATTAAAATAGGCAAAGAAAACGGAACGATTACCGATGCCGAAGCAGTAGAAATGACAAGAAAAATGAGATTAACTTTAAATTTGTAGTGATATGGGAACTAGATTAACACAAAAGGAAATTGACGAGTTAATGGCAAAAAAAGATTTACCAAAAGGTTTAAAAGACGATTTGGCAAAGAAAAAAAATAAAATGCAAACCAATAAACCATTTAACAAATGAGTATATTTTGTAAAGAACTAAATAAATCTTTCGACAATAAAGAGGATTTATTCAAAGAATTGGTTAAAAACGAAAAGCCAATAATCGACGCAAAAAAGTCTGAAATATATTTTTCATGTAATAAAGTATTGCAGAATTTCAATAATCAAAGTTTTATTGAAAAGGCATTTATTGATGCTGAAAAAGCTATTAAGTTTGATAGCGATTATTACTATTTCGTTGTTAATTCAGCAGATATTTTAGATAGCCATAAAGATGTTCATTTGGATGGCAACTGGAATAGAACCGTGAAAAGCCAACAAGGTAAAAATTATTTAGTTTGGGCGCATGATTTTAAAAACCCTCAAAACATTTTATATTTTCCTGAGGACGTAGAAGAAGGAAGCACTTACTGCCTTATTTACAAGTGCCGAAAAGATAAAATGCAAAATGACGATGTAAAAGACTGGATTGAGGAAGGTAAAAAATTGCAGTTATCAGTAAGAATGGAATACATCAAAGTCGAAATGGCTTTTAAATCTGATAATCCTGACTATGCAAAGTACAATAAGGTTTATGAAGAAATATATCCTAAAATAGTCAACAAAGACGAATTTGATAGTATTGATTACTTCTATGCGGTGCGGGAGGCTAAAAATATAATGGAAAGTAGTATTTTACCATTTGGTAGCAACCCAGCAACAAGAGAAATAAGTTCACAAAAAGGAATTGACACGTCGAAAGACACTCAAGATAATGACCCGCCTCAAGGCACTCAAACGAAAAAACAAAACGTATTTATTAAAATTTAAAAATCAAAAAGATGTTTAAGAAATTTTTAGAAACAAAAGGCTATACCGCAGAAACATTCAAGACACTTGAAGCGGAAAAACAAGCCGATTTACAAAACGAGTACTTAGGTACTTTAGAAACGCAAATCGAAGCGTTAAAAGGCAATACTGCCGAAATCGAAGCGTTAAAAGCTCAATTAGAAGATTTGAAAAAAGCCGACAAAACTGCTTCTTTAACTGCTAAGTTAGATGATTTGGCTGGTGAAATTCAAACTTTGAAGGATAATGGAGGTTCAGGAAATGGTGATAACTCTATTGTAAAAGAAGTTACCGAAAAAATGGATGCGATTAAAGGTATTGTAAATGGAAACAGAGGGGAAGTAGAAATTAAAGCTATTACAAACCGTGCTTCTATTTCAGGAAATACTAACGCTTATGTGTTGCCAGATATTGGACAATTAGGGGTTAAAAGACGCTCATTGTACGATGTATTGCCTAAGGTTCAAATTTCTAATCGTTCAAACGATAACGGTATTATTAAATATCACGATTGGGACGAAGATACAACTGCAAGAGCGACCGCAATGGTTGCTGAAGGCGGAACTTTCCCTGAAAGTACTGCTAAGTTTATCGAAAGAACTTTACCTATTAGAAAAATTGGTGATACCTTACCAGTAACGGAGGAGTTCGGGGAAGATGCTGAAATGGCAGCAGCGGAATTAGAAATGTTTTTAGAAGTAAATGTTAATACGGTTGTAGATAGCCAAATTATTAACGGTCCTGGAACTGGGGAAACTCTTAAAGGATTAATTGTGTCTGTACCAGCTTACACACCAGTAGCTTCAAGTATTCCAAGTGCAAACATTTACGATTTATGTCGTAAAGTTAGAACAGATATCGTTAAAAATAGAGGTTCTAAATATGCTCCAGACATCGTAGTTGCAAATTCTGACACACTAGATCGTTATCATTTAACAAAAGATTCGAATGATAATTATTTATTCAGAATGGATTTAGGAGATAGAATTGGTGCTTTAACTATTGTAGAAGACAACAATATGCCTGACAACCAATTAGTAGTTGGTGATAGACGTTTTGCAAGAATTTACGAAAAAGCTGGTTTAGTTATTTCTGAAGGATTGGTAAACGCTCAATTTACATCTGATACTAAAACCATTAAAGCACGTAAAAGAATGGCTATGTTGATTAGAACAGTTGATGCAACAGGTTTTAGAAAAGTAACTAACATCACTACTGCTTTAGCAACTCTTGAATCAGACCCAACTTAATATGAAATTAGAATTAGTATTTACAGAAGATTGCGAGATTTGGAAAAAAGGCGATAAAGTTTCTTTCAAAGAAAGAACCGCCAAAGCAATGATAGCAGAAGGAGTTTGTAAATTAGTTACAAAAGGTAAAAAAGACGAGTAATGCCAAACATTATAACAATATCGAAATTTCAACAAGCTAATGAGTTAAACATACCATTGGCTAGTCAAACCATTGTAGCAAACCCGACGTTAAACACACCTAATAATGTGGCGTATTTAACTGAATTGATTACTACAACCGAGAAATCGATTTTGTTGAATGCTTTTGGCGTTGCTATGTACAATGAACTTCAATTAGCGTTAGCGGACTTAAATAATCCGCTATACGCTTCTTATAAAAAGTTGGTACAGGGTGAAACTTACAACGATAAAGTTTGGGTAGGTTTAGATAACAATTACAGCCTTATTGCTTATCGAATTTTTGAGGAGTACATGACGCAAACTAGCGTGGATTTGGTTCAGAATGGTAATGTTCAACTAAACCCAGAAAAAGCTACTTTGATAAGTCCGAGCTATAAAATAGCAAACGCAAATCAGAAATTTATAAAGCAGTATCAAAGCGGGTATTTGAAAGAGCCTATTATTTATGACAACTTTATTGATTGGTTCGGTCAAGGCGACGAGTTATACGTTTCTTTGTATGCTTATTTAGTTGACAAAAAAGAGGATTTCCCTTTATGGAAACTAGATAATTTTAGAGTGTATGAAGAAAAAAACAGTTTCGGACTATGATAATCTTTGAAGACCAATTACTGCGATTAGTTCAAATACTGCCAAACGTAACAGTAGGTAGTCAAAGTACCAATGTTAAGTTTAACTGGGGTACAGAAGAGGTTTTGACTAAGTATCTAGTAGAAAATGGTGAGCAATCATTTCCTTTAATTTGGCTTGTTGAAGGCAAAGACAACAATAACGAGCGTGAACCGAGCGTTACTAGACGTGCAAAGATTGTAATACTTCATAAAAGCCAAGCACCTGAACAGTACAACCAATACCAACACGAATACGATTACAATAAAATTTTGCAACCAATTCTAGACAATTTAATTCAGGCTTTAACCATGAGTGGCATAAGTAGATTTAATGATATTGATTTCACAACGCAAAGGGTAAAAAATTACTCGATGATGGAAGTTGATAAATCATTAGTTTACATCTGTAACGCTATTGTGTTTGAAGCTGAAATTACATTTACAGGATTAACGAGTTGCATTAACACAAACATTTTTAATAATTAGAAAATATGATATTATTCAATCAAAAAAACTGTCTTACAGAGCGTAAGAATTTAGGTTTACCTGACTGTATTATACAAGAGGGTAGATTAACTGGTTTTATCATTGTGCCAAAGGGATGGTCTTTGCCGTTTTCCTCTGACTTTGATAGAGACTATATAAATAGTCAAATCCAATTAGGTAAATTTGTGCCAATTTTAGGCGCAGTAGAAGCAACAAATAACACGCCAGAAGCTACAACTGAGGAATATCAAGGTGGCGTTTTATCAGTAGTAAGAAACGGACTTCCTCAATTCGCTTTTAAATTCCTTAAAGGTGGTTGGAAGTTTGCCAATGCTTTATATACTTACAACTCTTTTCAAGCGTTTGATGTGCTGTTTGTGTTTTCAAGCGGTGCTATTGCTGGAGCAACAAGTGGAAACAACCTAGTAGGTTTTGATTTAGGAATGATGAACACAGGAACTTATATGTTTACTGATGGTTCAGTTTCATCAAGTGTTACAGTTGCTATGCAAATCGTTAACGAAAGCCAATTTAACAGCGATGTTGCTTTATTGGATAGTTCGGTTTTAGACTTTAAAGTTAACACCGATATACTGCCAATAACTGATATTGTTATTACAGGACGTGCTGACGTTTCAGAAAACAAAGTGTTTTTCAAAGCCACTTTTGATATTAACCAAGCCACTAACTTACTAGGCATTGCTATTGCAAACCTTAGAAGTACAGTTAACGGTACAGTTGATGTTATTACAGCATTATCTTTGAGTTACAATTCAACTACTCAAGAATGGAGTTACACACCAACTGCTACGCTTACAACCTCAACGCCAGTTATAGTTGAGTTGTATGATGCGACAAATAGTATTGATGTGGCAAAAATTGGTAACAGATTTTACAAAGGAAAATCAGCATCAATAATACCAGTTGCATAGGTAATATAATTATTTAAAAAATTAATCCTTATTAGAAATAGTAAGGATTTTTTATTTATATTTGCATTGACTCAGTCGACCATCTACGAAAGTAGTCAGAGAAAGTTATCGAGGTTTAACGTGAACCGTTTGAGATAAGGTAGGGGCTGGGTAGTTTTAAGCTACTTAAAAGTAAATATAACAAGGATGAAAGGCAATCAATTAATTTTGGTTGCCTTTTTTTAATTTAAATACTATATTATGGAAATATTTGGAAAACATATTTTTGGAAGCGATGCCGAAGCGTGGTTAAAACTATGCAAAGAGCAGAAAAAAGATTGGATATTAAAAAACACAAATCAAAGGAATGAAGATTTGATTAATGATTTTATTAATAATCCGAAAATAACAAAAGAGTGTAAATGTTTAGACTGCGGTAAAAATGGGAATATCAGCAAAGGAATATCAGAGGAGGTTAAAGTCGGTAATGAAAATAACAGTACTTCGGGAAATGGTAAACGAAGAACTGATAAAAGACGAAACGACGATAAAACAGCTTAAAGAACAAGATTTTTTAGAGGGGGATATTTATGGAAATGATACCTATGATAGTTATAGAAGTAGAGACTACGAAATATTTAAGTCAAGAAAAAACCCATTGGCTGGTGGAAATGTAGATTTAATACTGACTGGTGCTTTTGTAGATGCTATGTATCTACTAAAACCCAAACAAGGACGTTACAAGTTTGGCAATACGGACACGAAAAGAAATATATTAAAAGAAATGTATGGTGAAAATATTTTCGGTCTCAATCAAAATGTATTTGAAAAGTACCAAAAAGAATTTATTGCACCGAGATTTATAAGACGAATTAAAAGAACAGCTAATATAGGATAATGCCAAAATATAACTCCATAGATACAATACCAGCAAAGGTTTTCTTTGAAATAAAAGAAACAAAAGACTATTTATTATTGATGCCAAATTTTGTAGAAAAATACATTTACAAGTCAAGACTAAAAAATGTATTTACCAAAATTTATGACGATTTCTTTATTAAATCTGATAGTCACGAGGCAAAGCGTTATTTGGAGATAATAAAAGAAACGACGGTTTTAAATTATAAAATCACCACAATAAAGCAAATGCTAGCTTTTTATTATTACAATAAAACTACTCAAAAAATGAGATTAGATTTTATTGAAAGTCTACAAAAGCATTACAGCATTTATATAGATAGCAACGAGCCTTTTATTAATGAAGTTGAAAGGGTTTTAACTATTGAAATTGGCGTTTTAAAGAATGAATTAACCTTTTTAGAATTGGAGTATAAAGAAATGATTAAACAGTCTATTTCAAAAGATTTTGACTACTATGATAGGATTGGCGCATTAAGTGAAGTACTGCCTAATAATTCACTATTAAAAGAAGAAATGACACTAGCTACATATATTGCGCTAGAAAAAAACGCAAAAAAGAAAATCGAAAAACAAAATAAACCATGAGCGAGTTTATAGAAATATTATCACCTAATGCCTTAGCTAATTTAGAAAAGGCAAATACTGACGTACTGCAGTTAATAGGCAATATCGAAAAGATTAACGGTAAAATGAAAACCGCTACAACTCCAAGCGGTGTTGATGCTTCGATTAAGGCTACAACCGTAGCAATTCAAAACCAAGAACAGGCGATTGTTAAAACACAAGCGCAAATCGAAAAGGCTAGAGTTGCTGAAATTAAGTTGGAAATAGCTAGAGAAAAAGCTGTGGATAAATACAACGGTAATTTGGCTAAACAAGAGCAGATTATAGCTAGGCAA